TGCAATTTGCCCCGTAGGTATTGGTACAATTGGTTCTTGAATTTCAGCGATTATTTCCATCCAGTCAAGCGCTGAGATTTCGTTTTTTGTAAGCATTTGTATTGCGTGTAAAAAACCATCGAGAACGGGAATTTGAACGGGGTGGTATGCCCTCCTTTTATCTTGCGCTACGATAGCCATTACAACATTTTCAATAAGTTCTCCAAAAACTGGGATACCTGCTGTTGGCGATGTAGCTATTTTTGCAAAAACACGTTCTATATATGTTGCCATAAGCTCATCAGGGTCATCACCACCTATCGCCCTTAACGGTGCTGTTATTATTTCTCCAAGCGTCACATAGAGGTATGGCTGTATAATACCATAGACAGCCATTGTCTTTACATATTGCTTTTTAGTTATATCGCCATTGATGATAGCGATTTGTGCGTCTACCATTTTGCGGACGTACTGATTGGGGGTGTTCTTAAACCGCATTGTCGCTCTAAAAAACACATTATTTGAGTTCTGTAATACGGATAGACTGGAGCTTAATCCTGATTGCTGTGATCGGATCGTCTGTTTTTTAAGTTGTGCGAAAGCATAATTTGTTGCTTCTTGCTCGGTAGCATTAGGATTTTTCTGTTTATATTCTGTTATTTGGTTCTGAACATATGGCGCACCACCATAAATGATTGCACCAATATCGCCTGTGCGACCAAAAGAAGTTAGGAACTTCATCAATTTGATTTTCTTATCACCAAACTTTTTCGCATCTTCAAGAGCATTAGCTAATGCTTCATTATAACCACGGCCATAACGTCTGCGGATGTACTCTGAGTTATTCCACATAAAGTCAAATGTTTGCTTTGGAGTCGCAAGACCACCGAAGAATCCTGTTGCCCACTCCCCTGCTGGCATGACCTCTGCATAATTTGTTACAGAGCCAAGCTGACGCATAAATGTTGTTGGGCTTAGTGCAATTTTGGCAACCGCCCAATTATTTATTAGCTTTCCATAGCCAGTTGAAATAACGTCCATGTGTTCTGGTATTTTATTCAACGCCATTTCGTCAACTAGCGCTTGAGTGCTACCATAGACCTTCTTGCCAAACTTGTTCTCTATAATTGACTTCATCTGAGTGTCGCTAAGCGCCCTCTTAACACGCTCATACTTAGGGCTAACGTGCCTAACATGCTCACCCTCTACAATATGTTGCTGAAAGCTCGCCCACATGTTCTGAGGCAGGGGGGTTACACCGCTATTAGCTCTATGTTTTGTTGGGCCGGGCTGTTCACCAACAGTTTTTATATGATCAAAAATATCGTTAGTATTTATACCGTCAATTTTTATAGATTTTCTCGGCCAATAAAAGGGGATATTGGGGATCTCAACGCCCTGAGTTTCAATACTCCACTCGTTGAAAACATCAAAGTATGGTTGCACCTGCGCCTGAAGATAATCAGCAAAAGCCTTCTGCTCATCAGTGAGGGAGTCAAACAATGGCTGAAGCTGATACATATCATATGCCTCTGCTAATAGCATATGCGAGTTCTCGTTTTTATTGAGAGTCCACAAATCCATTATATCCCAAGTTGAAACTTCAACCGTTCCTTGAGGGCCAGTTAATTTGCGCCTATCGTTATTCATTTCAATAGCAGTAGCATTGAAATTCTTGGTTTTTAATATCCTAGCACCTTCTTGCTCTGCTCGCTCAACCACCTTATCCACAGCATCGTTGCGAGACGATTCCTCCATCTCGAAGTTAAACTCATCAGCAACCTTCGGGCCAAACATTGAGTTCATTGCAGACCACACATTTGCAGTTGTGTTCACATATGCTGCTTGCAAGGCTTTCCGTATCGGCTTTGGTAGCTTGCGACTCCGCAGTGTGTTCTTCATATTCTCAACATCTTTTGCTTGTTGAGAGTCTTTTGGGAGCAACATCATCTTCTGCTTACGCAACTCTTTTTGAACTGTTATAACATCTTCTCTGGCAAAATCAGCTTGCTTGCGAAAGCCCTCAGCTTCTTTGCTATCACCAAGTTCATATGCTTCAAGCTCGTTAGCCATAGAATCATAATAGCCAGCTCGATTTTCTAGTGTGGTTGTTTTGTCCTTCGCTTGCTGTACGGCTCTTGTTATCCCCGATATGCGCTCTATGTTTGCCTGCCGTGCCTTCATTTGTTCTTGCACTTGCACTATTTGTTCTTTGTGTTTTGCGACCACATCGGCTTGATCTGCCTCTTTATTAGAATCCTGAATATCTGTGATCTGGTCATCTGAATAATTAATCTTTTCTTCAAGCCCCCTAATAGCATCTCGTTCTTCACGAACAAGTTCCATGCGCTGACCTTGTGCTACGGCTCTTGCATCTTTGCCAAAGTGTTTTCCAATAGACTGTTGTTCTTCTTGCGTTAAGTTTTCCAGTGTATCAATTTTATTCATTGCGTTTTTAAATATTGCCTGTTCTTTGCGCTGCTGTTGTTCTTCGTATTGGGCAATCGCTTCCGATGGGACAGACTTGCGAATCTCTGCAATCTGTTGTGGCGTAGCACCGTTTTCAGCAAATCGCAATTCAGCGTCTTTAACCAGTTTCTTGCCCTTAACGGCCTCCTGTATTTTTGAACCTATGTTGACACTGCCGCCAACACTAGAAACAAGAACCATGTTCTTGCCAGCCATTACACCTTCTTCAACCACCTTATCCCAAATCTCAATCATTCGCTCTGTTGTCGGGAAGTCAACATTTAATTCTGCTGGGATATCCGCTGGTGGCGAACCACCCCCTGCTCCTGTCGCAATGCTTGAACCAATGCCTGCGGCAATTTCAGCAAAATCAGCCTCGTTCCACATCCGCATACCTTCAAGGCCAAGCTCCACAATGCCTTTTTGCATGCCTTCGGTAACAGCCTCGCCAATCCATGCAATAGCAGCATTTTTTCCACCAGCAAGAATCCCCTTTATTGTGCTTGGGTTCTTCATGGTTCTTGCGGCAGATGCTATGAGCCATTTCTTTGCAAATTGCCCACCAACAGGAGTAAATAGTTTAGTAACATTCCCCATACTCCAAATGTCAAGTGCGGCCACACCAAGCCCTACAACACCAGCAGCAGCGTTCATTTGCTCGTAAGTAAGGTTAAGGTTGTTCTCCTTGTTGTATAGGCTTAGTTCGCTCCACGCCTCTCCACGGCTTACATCATATATATTCTTGGCCATAAAAATAGGGAAACTTGCTGCGAAAGTTCCAACACCTCCAGCAACCATCCCTGCCGGGACTGTCGCTGGTGCGCCGGGGCCACCGATCAGGCCAAGCGTACCTCCCACGGTAGCTCCAACAGTGCCAGCTTTCACCGACTGCTCCGCTGATCTAGCAACAAGAGACCCCATTTGACCCGCTGTTTCGATATTGCCAAGCCAGAAACCATGTTGACTACCACGGCTTGCTTCAATTTCAACAATCCACTGTTCTTCCTGTGGGGTGGTGTTGCGATCTGCCTGCTTGTTATACAAGAGCATTAGGGTGTTCTGCTTCACACCATCGTTTGCAGCGTCCCATGCGTTTTCTGCTGTTAGTTTTTTTTGCTCCGGTTCTGGCTGTGGCGAGGGATTATCTAACCGAAAATTTTGGTTTTCTCCACTCTGTAATGACTGATATTCTTCTGCTGTAAAACTTTTTGGCATCCGAGCCTTTTTCATAGCAGTATATTCTTCTGCTGTAAAACTTGCAGGTATTTCTTCTCTCTGACCGTTGACTCGTTTTGTTATCACGGCTTCAATTCTAGACCGCCATCAGCAGTCTCTATGTATATAACGCCATCAACCGGTACTTCTTTTAGCTGTGATACCCTTGCATCAAGCGGTGCAGCGTTATCACGGCCGCCATATGTTGAAAAAAGTTTATATGCTGAATTAATATCACGAAAGTTTTCTTCTTTCACAATTTGTTTCACAACATTTTTACGTCCAGCACTGTTGTTTTCCCACTCTTTTCCATAATCTTCTTTGTATTGTGTCCTGGCCTCTTTGTCGCCACTATCAAGCCTAGAAAGCGAATTATGGTAGTTCATAAAAGCATCGCTTATTCTTTCCTGTGCGCCCCCAAAAGCAGATTCCTCAAATACTTTTTCAACATCTTTATCTCCGAATCTAAACCACTCAGTATTATCTTGGATCTCGCCCCTCGCTTCGTCTATGCGTTGAGCGACAACAGGTTCAAGTTGGTCAACGAGTTTCACATATGAACCGTAATTCAACTCACCGTCAAGATGCTTCTTTAACAACTCATCTTGTACTCCCTTAACTTCTTGCAAGAATCTCTTTGCTGTTTTCTCGTTGGTTACAACCCTTTCTTCCGCATCGGTAGTCCCATACTTTCCAAGAAGCGTTTGAACTTTACCGTTCATTGTTCTATAAGTAGTATTGTTTGTACGGAGGCTAACCCTTGAGTTCTGATAATCTTTCTGCGATTTTTTAATTTCAGCGTCCTTAAGTGGTAGAGCAGCTAGAGCGTAGTGGATTTCTTCTGGTGTTGCACCTTCTTTTGTTATGATTTTCCCAATTTCCTTACTTGCGTTAAAAGCAGCAACGCCATTGATAATTTCAAATGCCTTCTTTCTGTGGTCTCGTACTGATAACGCAAACGCAAGTCCGTCTTTTCTTGTTTCCGCATCAAGATCACCATACTTAGAATCTTTTGGATTGCCGAGTCTTTTGATTGTGTCGTCAAGATCACCATAAGTAGCATCATGTGTGATCATCTTCATGTATGCGCCCTGAAGTTCCAAGTGTCTTTTGTCCACAGTTATTATATTATCACTGAACGCTCTATTAGCAATTTCTGTGGCACGTTGGACTCGAAGCCGTGAATCTTCTTCTGCTATACCAACATATTCTTGTATCCTACCTGCGTTTCTTTGATCTAAGACATGCTTCTCGTGGCTAGCCTTTACCTTGATTGCCCCATTAGTTGTAGAAAGTAAAGCCTTATCATCGAAATCACCTTGAAACGGCGCATTTTCTCTGTAACTTTGGCGTAGTTCTTCTGTTTTTTCTTTGTGGTCTTGTGGTGTTTGGGAGTTTGGGTCAAACGAATCGTTTAAGATTTTTAAGTCTGACTTGTAATTAACAATAGCAGAATTTGTTTTGTTCTGCATATCTATGTTCTTAATCTTTTCATCAAACGCTTCTTGCTCTTGCTGCTGCTTGTCCCACGCCTGCAACTGACCTGTGAGTCTATCTAGCACTTGCGTTGTGTCGTGTTGACGAACAGTGCGATAATTCTGACCACCGATATATGGTTGAAGTTTTGCCATTATCTCAGCCCAACCCCGTAATCTATTCTCTTCTTTTCTCCCAACATTGGGATACTGCTAGGCAAACGCACATCATATTTTTGTACTTTTTTTACTTCCTGTTTTTTTTCTTTCCCACTAGCAGCCCCTGCCTCTTTCCCACTAGCAGCCCCTGCCTCTTTCCCACTAGCAAGACCTGCCACTAAAAGGTTCGATACAGCGCTTGTGACTACCATCGTTTGAGCCGCTTTATTCTCTCCCTGTTGCCTTTTTTTATAGTCATTCGCTACGGCAATATCAAGAGCAGCCTGTTTGTTCCTCTCGCTAATTTGATCAAGTGTCAATTCAACTCCTGACGCACCGAGGTCTGCGATATACTCACCAACTGCCATCCTGTTTGCTTTTGCCGTTGCTTGGTTCTGTAAATCCGCTTCTGTTTCAAGCGCCTTATTTGCCCTGCCAAGCATTTGGTACTCTGTATAAGCACCTAGTAAATTATTGGTTTCAGCACTAATCGTAGCCATTAACGACATATTATTTATCCTCCGCTATGAGAACACTGGCATAAATGCCAAGCAAGTTCATGGGATACGGTTTAGTCTGTCGTAGATATATATATCCAGTGTAATCCAGTATACCCTCAAATGTCAAGTTTGGGATTATGCCAGTAAAGAGTTCATCTGTTGCTGTCCCCTCCGGTACGCTAACGGGGAACCAGTTTGTTCCGTCACTACTATACTCCATGCCAAGCGACTTATAAACGTCAAGGGCTACCGAATGGATACGCCTTATCTTGCCTTTTGCCGGGGATGGTGTTTGGGTGTTAATAGGATTTATCTGTACTGTTGATGTATACGGCAATCCAACACAAGCTTTAAGCCACGCCCCCGATGTGTTTGTAACCTCTCCATCTTCAACAGTATCTGTCCCTTGATAAATACCATCAACGAAGATAGCAACGGTCTGCCCCTCAAGGTGCGAGAGTCCGGTAAAATCAGTGTCGGCTGCACTCGCCTGCGTATATTCAACGCCACAGTCAACGTAGTACAAATCTTCTTGCAATGTATCGTTTTCCAAAACATGATTGTCGAATGACTCAATATATTTAACAGTCTCCCCGCCGATAGTGCGTTCAACTATCATTGTGCCGCGATCTGTTAGCCCATCGGGATTTGGCGTGAAACGAATAGATTTTACACTACCGTTAGTGGTACTCCACGGAGTCCACGCCATTACATCATCTGCAGGAGCGCGTGTTAGAACAGCCATCGAGCCATTTATAAGCACAGACCAGAGAAGCGAGTCTTGGTTCCGCTGATAACTAATTTCTTTAATGCCAGAGAGCGTTATGTGCTCAGAATACTCGGTCATATCTGATGCGTCATAGTTATTGTTCGCAAAAACGTAGAACATTTCACGAAGTTTCCGTAGCCCCCGTTGCACAAAGTATCCCCTGTTTCCCATGCTACTTGGTTTTATGAACGTAGACCCCCACGAAGATTGCCTCTTTGAATTAATAGTTAGCCCGCTTAAAGAACCGTCACGGGGAGAACTTGATATAAATTCTCCACCAAACGTACCCACACTCAAAGACTGACCGCTTGACAGCCAACTTATTTTATTTGCTTGTTCGGTGTTAAGTTCTAAGCTAAAACCAAACGCGGCAGTATCGCCAGTATTAAAAGAATTATATATAAACGATCGAGAAAAATACACTTGTTGTGGGCTTTTTGGTGTGCTGGCAAGAACAAGTCTCCCCTCGTGGTATGTTACATTAGCAGGATAATTGTCTTCATAAAATGCGTTCCACGCCCAGTTTGACGTTGCATCATCCCCTGTGCTAATCGGAGCCATAACCTCAATAGCAACTGTGGTACTATTTGTATAAGATATTATGCGTACATATCCCTGACCGCCACTACCACCATCTGTATGAAAACCACCAACCGACATAAACCTTCCAGCCGAATCAGCGGTAAAACAATCATGGTTTGCTACTAAGTTGCCAGTTGTGCCAATAGCATAGACGCTTGGAGCGACTCTTTTTTTCCAATCACTGTTTTTAGCGCCCCACGGAGGCCCGTCAATAATCCCCGCTGGTATAAATGTCCATATCGTATCAGTATACCGCCTTAACTCGGTAATATCATGTGCTTGGTGTGTAAATTTAATTACATCATTTTTTTGTGCGTAATCAACATCCCAAATCTGAGCCTCAGTGTATGAAGTCGGGATTTCAACAGTCCATAACCCAGTTTGATCTTCAGCAGAGATAAATTCCTGCCAACTATCGTTTTCCTCATAAGATCCCAAAACACGCCATGCTTGTGTCCAGCGTGATCCAACCCCCGGCTCATATTTCGCTTCTGACGTATGAGTATCTTTACAGGTGTAATTTTTCCCATTATGGCTAACTTGGTCGGCAGTTTCTACCTGCCACCAAGAACCTGTATTGGTATAATCCGTGTCCGTTTCCCAAGCATCATAAGTCCCACCACTTATTGTGGCGGCTGAAGTGTGTTCTACAGTACAAAGATAATACTTTACACTTGCTCCATCGACTATTTTTACTAAATCATCCACACTATACGCCGTTGCGGTCTGCCATGCCGCTATGGCGTCCAAGTCTAACGTAACAAGCTCATTATCCTTATAAAACCTTAGATAAAGGTTCCCCATTTCTATAATGTAAGACGTTGCCGTGTTGAATACGAACTCAATAAGACGCACATCTTCTGTCGAATCCTTTACAGCACCGACATATTTCGTTCCCGGTCTACGAACTGGATTACCATATGGTCGTACAATCATGTTCTGCAATGATTTAGCAGACGAGTAGTAATGAAGCGTGTCAACGCGACCTCGAACATATGGGGACAATTCGCCCTTCCCCCAAGAAGTAAACGGGATGGTTTGTCTCATCGGTAATTTATCCCCACGTTATCCCAAGAATTTGCGCCACTATGCCTAGCGTTAAGCCAAGCGTCTGCCCTTGCCGAAGCTGGCGATTGTCCTTGTGAGTTTTTGGATTTAGCGTCACTTAAAGTCGCTTCGTACCTTGTTTCCAAATATTCAGTTTTTCTGCTACTTTGTGAAAGCATGTAAGAAGCGTCTAACGCTAACTTGTCAACGAAGGCTTCTAAGAAATAAGGCGGGTATTCTGCTATCGTAGTGTTGTAATAAACATAGATAAGACCAAGTTTTTTGTCAATACTCAGTGTCCATACGCCCGTTGATTCCTCCCGCATGACAGTCCAATATGTTGCATAGCTTGTCCCAGTTCCCGGCTCATCACTCTCACTTGAAGAATGGCTTGCCTTGCAGTAATACACATAATCATCATTTAATATATAATCTCCGGGAACATATGCGGTTGCAGTTTCCCACGCAGGAGTAGCCGTTGTATTCTCGTTTACTGACACTTTAGTAATACCGCCATCGGAATTGCTTAAGAAGTAATCGCCTTCTTGCCTAACCCACTCATGCGATTCAGACCACCCAACTAGTCTTAGGAAGTCAGATGGTACATTGTAGGCATACACAAGGTTGTTTTTTGTCCATATAACGCTCGTATCATCGGCTGTAAGCGATAGTTCTGCCCTTTTGGTAGCGAACATCCAGTTTGCCTCACAAAGCACCACACGGAGCGAATCATCGTACAAGTCATTCATTATGATAGCGTTTTGGTCAGTTGTGCTTGAAAGGTCTGTTATCTTAATTGCCCCGACTTTTCTCAACGCTCTATTGCAAATGTTTACGCTTGTTGTAATCATGTCTGTACCCACTCTTTTGTAGGTTTACCGAATATCCCTGCGGTATGCCCACCCATTGAGCGCACCCTGTCCATAGCTATCCCGCTTTTCTTCATATCAATCCACGGTTTCATATTGCAGTGGTTCTCTGAGAATTTGGTCGTATGGTTCTTCACGGCATCAGGCGGATCAAAATAATGTCCAGTATTGTCCATCGGTATTCCACATATAATGATATGCTTTGACCCCATTGCCATTGCTATCTTGGTTGCAAATAGTCCACCTGTACCGCCAACATTCTGCATACGCCATACGACATCAACACCAGCCCCGTCAATAGAGCAATGGTTTACATACTTTTCAAGCATACTCTTTTCTCTGCGGAGAAGTTTTGTTGCAGGGAAGAAACCTAAGTGAAGGCTAACCATGTGATGTATTTGTTCAGCCTTAAACTGTGTGCCGATATCATTCACGCACATAATTTCGGCTTTTGGCATAAGCTCTCTTGCCGTAAAGTAATCTTCCCAAACGGTCTTACCGCCGCCGAGTATAATCATGTCAGAATGAAATGCACCGTTATATTCTGCGGGCGGAGTTTCAATCGTTATGTCATTCAGTATAGTAGTTGCCATATTTAAAAAGGGTGGGTGAGGTAGGCGAGAGGACGGCACTTACCCCACCCGATGTGGTTGGGCGAACCCAACCTGAGTTAATTATACATAGTAAATGAGAGTTTCAATTATACCGTCAACAGCGGAACCAGCGACAGTAACAAGAATCTCGTCATCACCAGGCGTTGTACCGATTACATAACCGATACCGTCAACAGTGTTGATTTGGGTACTACCAGCGGCAGCAGCCGAAGTTGCAGCGATATAGAGTGCCGTGGTATTTATATCGCCAACAGCCAGAGTGCAACCAGTTCCGAGATTAGCGAACGTAAGCTGAACGCCCATAATCTTTGAACCTTTAGGCGGTGTTGCTACTTCAACAACTTCACCTGAAGCATCTGCGGTAAAAGTGTAGGTGTCGTAACAGCATTTAAGCGTTCCGGCAAATTCACCGCGAGGGACTACATTCCCACCAGAGCCTTTGGCATCAATGAGAGTTTTGTTTGTTCCTTTAACAGTTGCCATTGTTCATTCTCCTTATAAAATATTAGGATTAAGCTGCGCGGTAACAATCAACCTGAACTACGCGAGAATCTTCAAGGCGAACTGCGCCATGATTGATTGCATAATAAACCTGCCACATGTAAGACTTGTCATCACGCTCGGAAGTGCGGACAAATGCACCGCCCTGTTCGCCAAGCATTAAGCCATACCGCTGAAATGCAAATGCGGAAGTTACTGTGGTTACAACAGGCAAGCGAGTTGAATAGATAATCTTGAACCCGTAGAAGGTGTCAATATTACCAGCAACCAGATTGCGGATATTAACATAATCTGCGCTTGTTGCTTTCGCATCGCCCAAAAGATCTTCTTTACCCTTGGGGTGCATAACCATATAGCGATCATCCATTTCAACATTTGCATCATCAAAAATGCGTGATGTTGTTAGGAATTTCGCAACGGTCATACCTGTTGAACCATTAGCGATTTTCTGTGCTGACGGAAGGGCGATTGAACTGGAACCAGTTTCGCCATAATCCGCAGTACCAAGCGCAGCGTCAATAATGGTGTCGTCAATCTGGCGACCGATAGCACCACTCGCACTTTTGGTCATCATAGATGCAGGGTCAGACAAGATTTTCAGCTTATCTTCACGACCGAGAATCCGGTTATCGTGATAATCATACACATTGCCCCACCTGCGACCAAACAGCGGATCGTTCTCAGGTGTTGCCGGCGCACGACCATTAACCTGTTGCATCGCCCAGACGCCAATCTGGTCTTGCACAAACTTCTTTACTCCGGTTACATCTTCTTTGTAGACTGCATCGTAGAGCTTTGATTCCTTCTGTTGGGCAAGCGGCATAATATTGCGGCTAAACTTCTGCCCATGAATAGTTCCCTGTGTGTCTGCCATTTTGGGTTTCTCCTGTTTCAAAGATTATTAATATTAACCAACGGATACTTCTTTGTTTGTTACGGTTGGTTGTCCTTGAAACAGGGCCGACCCTCACAAACCTACACGATTGCAGGTCTATACGAGATTGTCTGCGGTACTACTTACCACTGGCTTCCACGAAGGCATTTAAGTTATCTCCGAGATCTAACCATTTTCTCCAATACATCCATTCTATCCACAGCGGCCTTATGTGCCACTGGGTCTTTATTGCTCCAATACGGACTTGTTACCTTATCGGAACTTAACATTTCTGTCATTTCTGCCTGTGCTGACTCGGAACTCATCGCATATTGCGTTACTTCAAAGTCACCAATACGGTGTTCTGCAAACTGTGAACCAATCCGAGCAAACTGCGCCCTTAGTTTCGGGGTTGTCCTCATAGCTTCTTTCAGTTCTTTAGCAAATTCTTCATCGCCATCAGAAAAGTTGTCGGCTGTACGGTCAGCAAGAAGTGAATTTTCTTCATACTTCTCGCCTTCCTTGCTCCTACTTTCCTGCTCTGCTTTGCCGATAGCTTCTTTTCTCGCCGCAGCTTGCTGCATGGCATTGTTCTTTGCGTCTGCTAAGTATCCCTGTTCCACGATTTTTGCCTGTGCGGGGGTAAGACTTGCAGCGTGAGCAATGTTTTTCATTATGCTCTGATCATACTTCATATCCTGCGCCCACTGGTCAGGAGCGTCCAACTCATATTTATCAGCAGAATCAGGTACTCCCATTTCAGCATTATAACGAGCTACATCTGCTTCATCTTCTGTGTTCGGCAGGATAATACCTTTCTTGCCGATCATCCC